GGTCGGCTCAGAAGGACGCGAGGCGCAAAAGGCCGCTGCTCTGCCGGCTGCTGCTATTGAGATTGAGACTGGATCTACAGAGGAACTCAAGAGATGAGCCGCAAACCGACCAAGTCGTTAATGCGACAACAGAGTAGAGCTGCTGCACATGAGAGTTATTGGGTTCGGTTATGGAGGGGAGGAGGGGGTCTGTCGTTATCATTTTCTCTAATACCCCCGACCGCTTCAACCTCCCGAAATTTTTAGCAAAAACACTTTATGATCAAGCACATCCTATCCGCCGCAAAGTCAACCCTCAGCCAACCCATTAGTCAACCCCCCACAGAACCCGCCAAGCCAATCCCCTCGCCTACCCCAAAACCATCCCCGGCGCCCAAGCCGGAAGCCATCCTCAAGTCCACCCCAAAGACCGCCAAAGAACTGGCCGTCGAGACCGCTCGACAGCTTGGATACGAACTGGGAGACGGCTGCAAGCTCAAGATCCGCCGGCACCAGCCCGTCAGAAACACCCGCCTGCTGTTTTGCGATGTCAAGACGTGGCCGGCTCGGGCCTCGGAGTGGAATCAGCCTGTGCGTTGCTGGGTAAAGAATGCGCTGTCGTGGCTGCCGCCCAACCCGCCATACGACGAACTAGAGGCGCGGTTCGTTGGCGCAACTGTTGACGGCATCCTTGAGTTTGAGTCTTCGGACGAATGCAAGAAAAGCCGTTTGATCCGCCGGAAATGAAGCGCAACCCAATCAGTCGCGGAAAGAGGTTTCGCATTCTGGCTAGAGACAGCTTTCGTTGCCGCTACTGCGGAGCAACGGCCGAGCAGTCACGGCTACAAATAGATCACTTAATTCCGCTCTGTGATGGCGGCGACAACGATGACAGCAATTTGGTCGCGGCTTGCGAGGATTGCAACTCGGGCAAAAAGTCGCAGCACCTTGATCAGCTAGTAGACAGGGGCTTGGCGGCTGGGGCGCATGAAAAATTGGCCGAGATAGCCAACATAGTTGACCAGTTCAAACTCATGGTGGAGCGCTATGTATACGACGCTCTGTGGACATATGGCCGGCACGGCGGCCCGCTTCATCCATACCAAAAGAATGGGCTGCTTGATATAGCCGAGGAAGAGAAGTGGCGAATTAAAGAAGAGGCAGAAGCGGAGGGCGCCAAATGAGCGAGCCCGCACCAAACACCGAGGTCTTCAAGTGGGTCTGGGACGAGTGCCCAGCCAAGAATGGCGACAAGCTGATCCTGCTGGCCATCGCCCTGTTCTGCAACGCAAAGGGTGACGGCTGGGTGGCGCCGGAGATGTTGCAGGCCAAGACCGGCATGACGCGCCGGAACATCGCAAGGTGCATCGACAAGTGCGTGGCCAAGGGATGGCTTGAGATCACCCAAGAGCAGACCGTCATCAATGGCCGCCGATTCGCCCGCCATTATCGCATCCCGGTTAAGTCGGACAATTTGTCCAATGTCGGACAATTTGTCCAAGAACCGGACAATTTGTCCAAAAAGTCGGACAATTTGTCACCCCACAATAATACAATCATCACAAGTCTGACAGGCGCGGTCGCTCCAGCTGCTTCGCAGCCTTCGCTCCCTTCATCTTCCGCTCCCCCTAATTCCGCCCCCAAAAAACGGAAATCTCGCCCCAAAGCGCCGCACCCTACCCTGCGCCCCGACTTGGACGACCAGTCTTGGTTTCGCCACCTTTCCGAGCTTCCCGAGTTCGCCCACGCCAAGATCGCCGAGGAATACGGCCGCTGCCGGACGTGGTGCCGCAACAAGGGTGTCGGCGCGGTCAGCCGCCGCCGGTTCATCAATTGGCTGTCCAAGGTCGAGGCGCCGCTCACCGAGCCGACCCCGCAGGTGGTCCGCCGGTCGGCCGCCGATGACTACTATGCGCGCATTGAGGCGCGCGTGGGAGGGATCAAGGCGTGAGCACCCTCTTCGCCCTCGAAAACGGCATCCACGCCCCCATCACCGGCGGCGCCGTCCTATCCGCCTGCCGCAAAGGAGAGATCTCCGAATCCCTCTTCATTGTCGGCGCCCAAGTCCACGACTGGGAGATCTTCACGCCCTTCGGCCACGCCCAGACCACCGACGTGATGTTGACCCGCGCCGGCGTCCGCCCGATCGCCGTCCAGGTCAAGACCGCCACCCTCGACCGCGGCGCCTACCACGTCTCCGTCAAGCGCGCCACCGGCGGACTGAAAGCCCGCCCCTACGAGATCCACGACTTCGACGTTCTGGCCGCCTACCTGCCAGACCTCAACCAATTCGTTTTCTGGACATTTGACGACATCAGCAACCGCGTCAGCGTCCGCTACGACCCCAACAAGCATCGGAAACCCGGCAACTGGGACTTGCTTAACACCGTCGCAGAATCATTAACCCAAACCCAATAATTGATTGCCCCCCCCCCCCTAAGTTATCGATTTTCTATTAACACCTAAGACAGCCAATGTCCGACCCCCAACTGTACATTTGACCAGTAATTTTATGAAACCCGCCAAAGGCACCAAGAAAAAGGCGAGCGCCCCCAAGGCGCCGAAAACCACCCTCAACGTCAACGTCGAATACCTCGAGCAGATCGCCGACGAGTCGATAGCCACCATCATGGCTCTCCGCGCCCTCGTCCGCCAGCTCGCCATCGAACTTGAGGAGGCCCGCAAATGAAGCTCAAAAACGGCCTCGTCACCGAGGTGGAGCGCGGCGTGCCCGGACTGCCGCAGATCAACCACATGCTCATGCAGAAGGCGTGCGACAGATTCCTTGCCAAGCGCGGACTGTACAACCCTGGGTTCCGCCGCTCGGAATGGCTCTTCGGTCGCATGGCCATTGGGCAGCAACGGAGGGCCGCGGCGTGAGCACGATGATGTGCCCAGACCTGGTTGTCGGCGAAGTCGGCTTCGGTCCTGACTTTGGCCGCATGGCCGAAAGCAACTGGCACCTTGCGGAGAAGCTCCGGCTCGAAGACGAGAACCGTGAGCTGATCCGGCAAGTCAATCGTCTCAAGTCGGTGCTAGAGCGCTGCACTCCAGCAGACAATAAAACTGCCAGCGAGCGCTTAGTTGCTCTTGGTCAAGACGGCTACGAGCTATGAGCGCCGGCAAAGGCGATACCCCGCGGCCGGTCAACGGCGACCGCTACCGGCGCAACTACGAGGCGATCTTCTCGCCGCCCCACCCCGCGTGGATCTGCGCCCCCTGCGGCCACACCCACGGTCGATTTCCCCACCAATACCGCGTCAGCACCTACCATACCGACACCTGCGGCGTCTGCGGCAAGGTGACTTCCGTCAGCGAACCCCGCGATTTCGGCCACCTAAAAAAATGGCCCATCCTCCCAAAAAACCCTTGATTCCCATGCCAACATTTGCCAACATTTGCCTACAGATCACGCCACGACAGAAAGCAGTCCCACGTCATGGCCACTGAACACCAACCACCGCCACCACCCGAACACCACATCACACCATGGCTCGAAGAAACATTTCGCCTCGTAGACGCAGCCTGCGACCGCTGGGAGCGCCGTCGCGCGCGCCTCGCCCGGAGGAAAGCGGAAAATGAACGCGCTGCCGCTCACCTACCTGTTCGTCATTCTGGCAACGATCATTGTCATAGTGATCATCGAAAACACTGACGACGGAGGCGCCGCCTAATATGATCACACCACACGACCCCAAGACCGAAGCCTACGTCCTCGGCGCGCTGATGAACCACGGCGATCTCCTCGCCGAACTTCCCGAGCTGACCGACGAATACTTTTTCCGCCCCGACCATAAGACCGTCTTCAGCGCCATCAGCGAGATTGTCGTCGATGGCGGCACACCGGACCTCATCCAAGTTACCCGCCTGCTCGAAGCGCGCAAGGAACTCGTCAAGGTCGGCGGTCCCGGAGCCGTCACCGAGATGATCGGCGCTGCGCTGACCCGCAACATCGACTACCAGCTTGGCATCCTGCGCGACTACGCGGCCCGCCGGAAGATCATCACCGCCGCCGACCGGATGAAGGCCGCCGCCATGGACGTGACTCAAGATGCGGACGAGGCGCTCGCCACCGCCGGCACTGCGGTTCTCGACATCGACCTTGCCGGCAAGTCCGACACCATCCAGCCCGCCAGCGCGATGATGCACGGCGCCCTCGCCGAGTTGCACCGCAGCGTGGCCGAGCGCGGCAAGCCCCGCGGCGTTGTCACCGGCTACAAGACCTTCGACCTCTGGACCGGCGGACTGCGCGAAGGTCAATTCGTTTTGGTCGCCGCGCGTCCCGCCATGGGGAAAAGCGCTTTGCTCGTCAACATCGCTGACCGACTTGTTGCCCGCGGCATTCCGGTGCTGCTGTTCTCCCTCGAAATGCTGAAGCTGGAATTGATCCAGCGCATCATCTGCGCGCGAGCATCTTTTGACAGCACCCGCTTGAAGCTCGGCGACATTGAGCACGACGAGATGCGCCGCCTTGAGCATGAGCACATGCGTCTCGCCGGCCAGCCGCTCTTCATCGATGACCAGGGCGGTCTTTCCATCATGGATGTCCGCGCGCGTGCGCGCCGCGCCGTCAAAAAGCACGGCGTGAAAGTCGTCCTCGTTGACTACCTGCAGCTCCTCTCCGCAAAGAACGCGCAGTCACGCGAGAATGAGGTCGGCTTCGTCTCCCGCGGCCTCAAGAGCATGGCCATGGAGCTGAAAGTTCCGGTGCTCGCTGCCGCCCAGTTGAACCGAAAGGCCGAAGAGCGCGGCGACAACCGCCCCAAGATGGCCGACCTCCGCGACTCCGGGCAGATCGAGGCGGACGCCGACATCGTCACGCTGCTCTACCGCAAATCCTATTACGAGACCGAAAGCAATCCGCAGGATTCGCACGAAGCCGAGTGGACCGTAGCCAAGCACCGCGCCGGCCGCACCGGAGTCATCCCGCTCATGTGGCATCCGCCGTATACCCGCTTCGACACCGTCGGCGACCGCTTCGCGGACGAGCCAGACGTGCCGTGGGGCGAAGAGAAGGCGGCCGATCTGTTTCCGGTGCCGCACAAGCTCATGGAGGTCATCAACGAATGATCAACTCCCGCCAGAAAGGCGCATGCTTCGAGCGCGAAGTCGCCAAGGCATTGACCGCCGAAGGATTTCCGGCCAAGCGGGGCGCGCAAGTGAGCCAAGGATCGTGGGGAATTTCGGCTCCTGATGTTGTCGTGCCCTGCTTGCCCGGATGGCATTTCGAGTGCAAGCGCCACGGCCGCGCCCGCTTCGACCTGGACGCCGCCATCGCGCAGGCCCGCCGCGACGCCGGCACCGACCTGTGCGCCGTCATCCACCGCCGAGACCACAGTGAAATGCTCGTCACGCTTCCGTTCAACGAATTTTGCACGCTTATGCGTCACTCCGACTTTCCTATCCAACCAAAAACACAACCACAACCAACCACATAACATGCCAAACAAAACCCTAACCACACCCGTGGGCGTCGCCCGCTATCCTCACCTCAACCGTCCCGACACCAAGTTCGACGACGTGGGAGTCTACAAAGTGAACCTCGAGCTGACCGCCGAGGAAGCCGAACCGTTCCTCAAACAGGCCGAAGCACTCCTTGCCGAGTTTGTCGCTGAAAAAAAGGCCGAGCTGAAGAAAGACAAACTCAAGATGCACGCCGCGCCTTGGGAAGAAAACGACAACTTGATCCAGCTCAAACTCAAAGTCAAAGCCATGGGCAAAAGCAAAGACGGCGAGACCTACAGCCGCGCGCCGAAGCTCTTCAACGCCTCCGGCGACATCATCACCGACAACATCGGCGGCGGCAGCAAGATCCAAGTCGCGGTCGTGCCCTACTGCTGGTACACCGGCACGCTCGGCGCCGGCATCACCCTGCAGCCGAAGGCGGTCATGATCCACGACCTCGTTACCTGGGGCGACGGTGGCAATGCCGTGTCCTACGGCTTCGACGTGAGCGAGGCCAAGCCCGAGTCGCGCAAGACCGGAACGGACGACGAAGAGATTAGCTGGTAACCCCCATGCCAGCCAAAAACACCACAGTCAAAAGGGGGGCGGCAAAACGCCGCCTCCCT